GGTCAAATGCGTCAGCCATCTGTTTTGTTATTTCTGCAGGAGCAATACGCAAAGCTTTATTGAGCTTTTTTGAATTGATCTCGATTTTTAGCTTAATGTCAAATGTGCCCATACTAACGCCCCACTGATAAATGCCACATCCCAGTTCTTGAATCGATGATATCGTCAACAACCCAGTCAACCGCTTCCTGGCCCAGAACCACAGGGAAACTTAATTTATCAGCTCCTTTTGTAACAACAGAAACCCCATAGGTAGAATCTTTAGAGATCCGGATCCTGGCTTGTTGGCGAACCATGACATGGCGATCCTGCGGAGAAGATTCCAACTGTTCCCGCTCAATTATTGCTTTGATCGTTTTTGCCGATTCACCATCAGGCGTATACGAAATCTCCTCCGCAAATTCATCTGCATTCAGAAAAACCTGTAGTCCAAGGCTGTTTAAAGAAGACTTAAAAGACATTAGTCACTCACTGATTCTGGCGTATCATTGGTTTGAGCGATATCAGCGTCTTTTAAACATTCAATCGAAACATTACCGGCGATCAGAAGCTGCTTCATGCATTCTAACTCTATGCCATCTGAAAGCTCACCCCTCATAAGAATGTGCCCCGGATCCCTGATAATGCCTCCAGAAACGTTCTTATGGATAAGCACAAGACAAGCTTTAATTTTCGATTTATTAGAGGTTTTTTTCTTCGTCATAATATCCTCCCCCTGTTAATCCCGGAAACCTGCAGAACAAAGCTAAGAGACATGCTTACTTGCTTTTCTCCTTGGTTCCTTCAACCTTCGTCGTAATCCTGGCTTCGCCGAGCTGTACAGCTATATCGAGATCTTCTATGGTAAATTTGCCAAGCGTATTAACCTCGCCCAGGCACGTGCCAGCCGGAATCATCTTGTCGCCAAACTCTTTTTCCACATCCAAAATTATCTCACCCTTCATAAAATGTCCTCCTCAGGTTAACAGTCAAACGCTCCCGGGGGCGCTAAGGCCCCCGGGAAACAACTCACACAGCAAACAATTATCCTGCGTTTGAAACAGTCGCCTTGATTGACATATAAGGCAACGCAAATCCGACATTGCGGTTTGTCTTAATGCCATACTCGTGCATGTCGGTATCGTGCTCAAAATCAGACCCCTCAGCCTTTTTAGACTGCTGGATTCCAGTCTCGCTCTGAAGAATAAACGGTTTCGCTCTCGAGTCTATCCTGTCCACATAAAAATCATAACCTGATGTGAGTCTCGGATTAACCTGAGGGATAACCTTGAACAGATTCTGCTGAACGTCCTGGTTGGTTAATACGTTATCCCGAACGCCGGATCCGGTAGACAGAAACTTCGATGCACATGCTTCTGTGGCCGCAGCCATCATTGCTACGGGAACGTGAACCATAAAGAGATTCGCGTCCTCGTTTGCAGGTTCGCCCTGGTCATCGTTGATGGTGAAGAAATGCGAAATCACCTTCAAAATAGCCTTCGCCATTTCATCAGGAGTCACATTACCCCTATCGGTCACTGCGAGAGCTGAGTAATCGGAGCTCGTAAGCAGATTACTATACGTCCCGCTGCTTCCCCAGCTGTGATTCGCGGCATAAAAATACTTGCCGTCAACGCAAACGGTAGACGTACCTGCCAACCGAAGAGTCGTCAGCAGTTTTGCCCAGTGGCTGTTAGCGCGAGTAACAAGCTCAGAAATCCTCATCTGGATAAAATTTGTCTTGTCTCTCCGCATATCGTCAACAGCCACAAGAATCGTTGCCTCAAACTTCTTGTTAATAACATCTACGCTGGCCGTCTTGAGGCTTTTTCTTGAACGGTTCCCGAGCCACTCTCTCATCGCCGGAGAGGCACCTAAAATTACATAGGTTTCCTTCTCCTGGTCAGAGCCTGCTTCGAGACCGCACTGAAACGGCCACGCAACACTCTTTGACTGCTCAAGCTCATAAGCAATCATGCCCTGAATGTCCCTGCTTGTTAGTTTTGCCTGGTCTGCCATTGCCTTTCTCCTTTTCCCACCAGTTTAAAAAACCGTTAATACTTACGCTATACGTTCAAACCACTGCTATATCGACCGACGGGATTTCGCCTGGAAATGCACAATACAGGTCGTCCCGGATACATGCCGGGTGATCTTGCCAATGGCCGAATTGCCGGTCGATGAAAGCGTATACGTTGCATCATCAGATGCATACACAGTCGCGCCTTCATTGGTAACGCCGGTAACTCCGGTCACCGCTATTTCGATATCGCCTTCCTGGCGCACCTTTACCCTCTTGTCTCCGTTGGATCCGCCTGTGTTGTCTACCTTGCGATCGGCAAATCCCATAAAATCATCGCCCGCCACCAACGGCCGCGCATATCCGGAGCTCTTTCCAACAGCAGCGCCCTCATATATGATGTCGTTGGTTATTACCGGGAGATCGTTGAAAATTCCATCCTCATAAGCTCTCGGTTCATTCTGTGCTAACGTAGTCATTGCTTACTCCCTCCTCCGTTTAAAAAAATGTGAATGGTCAGCCCTAAAAAATACGGGCGCCTAATTGCGTGACGGCTTGATCATGCCGCTTGCTACACCCTTCGTATATCCGGTGTAAGCCTCGAGGCTTACAAACTCGTCCCGGACATTCGGGTTTGTTTCCCACTCTTTCTTGCACTGCTCCTCGACCGAAAGCTGCTGTGTTTTCGTCTTTTTCTCAGCATACTCATCTTCCGGATCATCACCGGCGCCCTGGGTTGCCGGAGCCGATGCAGACAATAACTCCAATTTCTTGTCCTTCAATTTCGAAGATGCCTCTTCGATCGTTGTTCCGCTTTCTACGAAAGCAGCTGCCTCTTCCGGAATCTGCAGGGTCTGTGCCTGCTGCTGAATCCCGAGGATCCTTGCCTTCTCGTTTGCCGCACCTTCCTTGATGCCTTCAGTCTTGCCTTCTGCGACACCGGCCGCTTTGCCTTCGGCAAAAATAGCATCATAGAGATCGGCGCGAGACTTCTTCAATTCATCAACCGTCAGATTTTTGATAGTCTCTTCCATTTGTCCAACCTCCTTTTTATTAGTTGTACTATCAGCGGTAACCGCTGCCGCCCTTTTTGACACTGTATGATCAACCGTAGCTAACCCTCTAACCACGGAACCAAAATTTTTAATGGCATCGACAAGACCGGCAGACACAGCCTTTTTTCCGATAAAAAGCTTGCCTGTTGCCACTTTCTCAACATCTTCCGCTGTCATGCCCCTGTTTCTCCCCACCGCCTCCATAAAGAGGCCATAATACTCGTTGACCTCTTCCTGGATAACAGCACGGTCCTCCTCGCTGAAAACCTTATCCGGATGCCCGGCAGCTTTATGGCGCCCGGCCTTGATAACCTCTGTTTTGATACCCATGTTGTGGTTTGCAACTGTCCAGTCATTTATGACCGAATAAACCCCAATCGATCCCACCGCAGCGCTCTTTTCAGCATAGACCTCCTCAGCGGCAGCTCCGATCCAGTACGCCGCGGAAGCCATCATACCGTTTGCAAAAGCCACAACCTTTTTCTGGCTGCGGGCCTCGTAGATCTTATCCGCAAGGGGAGCAATCCCATCCACGGATCCGCCGGGGCTGTCTATATCAAGCAATACAGTGTTTACACTTTCATCGGCCAGAGCCGCATCAAGATCGCGCTCGATAGCCTCAACAGATGTCCCTCTTGGCCGGGATATTCCTCCAACCATATTGGCCCGCTTTGCTATCACTCCATAAATAGGGATCACAGCAACATCGCCTACTACCTGATAGTCTGTGTCCGGCTTTTTCCCCGGCTTTGCTATCGCGGCCTGGACCTCTTCTTCTGAGAGTTTTTCGCCCGATATATGCCGTTCGACTATCTCGGTCATCGCTCGAAGAACACCCTCATTGATCGCCCAGGGACGCATGAAAAATAAATCATACACATATCCTTTTTTTGCCATATCACTCCTCCTCGTCTATTTTTTGATCCTCTTGCCGATTGCGCTGGACCCTGATAAAACTCTGATCTTCTTTATCTGTAAGGCCAAGTTCTTTCTTTTTGTCTTCTTCGCGCTTGCGTTGCTCAAGCGTTTCTTCCCAGTCTCTGCCTTGCGCAGCGCATTCATCGTCCAAAGTCGATATATTTGAACTGACTGCATCTTTTGATGCCTGGACTTCCTTGGTTGGATCAACCCACTGCCAGCCAACGGGGATCCACCGGGCATCGCAATAATCAATTTGATTTTCGTAAAAATCAGAGACATCAAATTCGCCAAGAAGATACGCTTCCTCAAGAAGCATCTCCCACGCCGGTTGGCATAATCTCTGCGCAAGCCACTCCTGACGGCCCTTAAAAAATCTCCGGGCCTCGAGTAGCGCAGCCCGTGCACTCGAATAATTTGTCTTTGAGAAATCTTTTGCTACCAGCTCATAAGGAAGCCCAAGAGCCGCTGATACCGAACGCAAAATCTTATCAACAAACGGCTCAAAGGTAACGCCAGGCCTCTCAGGCTTAAATGACTCTATAGATTCACCTTTTCGCAAACGCTCAATCATGCCTGGTTCGATGCTCTCTATACGCTTATCATTAACCGTCTCGGTAGTTGCACCGGTCATAAAATCCGCCGGTTCTGCTTCTGACGTAATAAATATCGCAAAACATGCCGCGATCCTGGCGGCAAATAATTCAGCTTCGAGATACTGATTGAGATCTTTAAATGTGTTCATAACAGGGGCAAAGAACGGCACTCCTCTGGTTTGTCCGGGCCGGAGGATCCAATACAGATGAAGGATATTCGGACGGCCGAATCTATTTACTGCCGGAATTCTGGTATACTGATCTTTTGAGTATCCTCCTGTGCCAGGCATACGCAACGTAGTATCTCCGGGATGCGTTTTTCTGATCCAATAAGCTACCGGCTGTCCGCGTTCACCAAGTTCTACCCCTCTGCGTATGTTTTTATCACCGGAGAAATCGGACGGAGTATCGAGACGATCAGCCTCGATAACCTCAAATGCCAAACGATACGGCCGTCTGGGTTCGTTAAGCATCAAAGGAAGTAAAAGAACTTCTCCATTCTCGAGGATCTGCCGTTCTACCAAGGCCTGCATTTCATAGAAATTCATCTGCCCGCGGGAATCTGCATGCCGGATCCACCGGCGCCAGGTTCGTTCTGCAGAT